AGGTGAGCATCTACATCAGCATCTTTATAAGTGGTAACTGAGAACACACCAGTGCCAGAATTGTAGGAAAGATCACCAGAAGCAGATACAGCACCTTTGGCCCGAGTATCTGTGTAGTAGAGGTTACCCGTACCCTCGGTTAGATTGTCAGTGTCTTTATTACCAAAGTCTGTATCAAAGTCGCTGGACTTGTAGGTAGTGACAGAGAACTCACCAGTTGAAGAAGTATAAACAATATCTCCACTGCCAGAGAACAAAGCCCTAATTTCTGCGTCAGATCGAGTCGCAATAGTATTCCAAGCGGCGCCATCGTAAAACCGCAAAGCACCAGAGGTAGAGTCATAGTACAACGCACCCTCTAACAAGGGATCGCCGTCGTTATCTGTTGCAGGTTCTGATGTTTTAGAACCTAGATAACGGTCATCGAAACTGTCAAAACTGTCAGCAGCATTTTGCTCACTTGTTGCGGCTGCGCTAGCAGAGTCAGCCGCTGCTGTTTCTGAGTCAGCCGCATTAGACTCGGAGGTAGCAGCGTTACTTTCTGAAGTCGCTGCTGCATTCTCTGATGCTAGCGCGTTAGTTGCTGATGTCTCAGCCTGAGCAGCAGGAGCATCCCAAGTTGCACCGTTATAAAAGTACACCTCTTGTTGAGTTGTATCGTAGTACACTGCGCCAGCAACAATAGGGTTGCCATCGTTGTCTGTAGTAGGCGCGGATGAGAATGACCCCAAGAATCGATCATCAAAGGTATCAAAGATGCTCTCAGTAGCGTTCTTAGCTGCTACAGCGTCATCTTTAGCTGAAACAGCACCCGTCTCGGCAGTCTGCGCGTTCGTCTCACTTGTGGCAGCAGCAGAAGCGCTAGAAGCGGCATTAGACTACGATGTAGCCGCGTTAGAGGCGCTAGTAGAAGCAGCAGATTCGCTTGATGCCGCGTTAGACTCTGAAGTAGAAGCAGCAGTAGCAGAGTCCTCTGCCTTTGCTGAATAATGTAGTGCAGAGAAAAGTCCATCTTTTACAACAACATCTTCGTCTTCAGATGCCCAATCTCTAGCCTCATCTCTTAGCGCCTTAGCTTCGTTTACAAGCTCTTCTGCGTCTGAAAGTGGCGGGACAGGAGAGAAGTCAGCGGCATCGTTTAACTCTACTTGTGCTTGCTCTGGGATAGTGGCAGTGAAGTTAGTTGAAACACCATTTACCGGAGAGTTAATAACAATTCGATAGATTGTCCCCTCTGTCCCGCGAGTGTTAGGCCATAACTCAAAAGAGAACTCACCGTTCGCGTCAGTGGTCGTACTGATTCGACGGCTGGTGATATACCCGAACTCTTCGTCATAGTCAAAGCCGTTCAGGCGAGCAAGGATTTCAGCACCCTCAACGACAGTGCCGTCTGGTGCTTTTACTTTGCCTACTACTGTGGTGGTTGTTGTCATCTCTTACCTCGCGGCTAAATGTTTATAATGTCTTCGTCTACAATCACGTCGCTAGTAAGTTCCAACGTGATAGAAGCAGAAACAATCTGATCTGGGCCACCGATATTGACTGAGTAATTAGTCACAATGCCAGTGAAATAATAAAAATGCGGCTCTCTAACAGAGACTTCAAAGCTGGCCTCTGCGCCATTTCTAAAAATATCTTGCAGTACAGTTTGGCCGTTATCGTCTCTGATGTTTGCCATAGTGAATGTCATATTGCCAAAAGATGTCTTTCCTACACTCTTCTTTTGCCTGTTACTCCGCATTTCGTAGTAACTGAGTATCTCTTTTTCTTCACCAAAGTCACCGATGTCTGAAACATCGCCAATCTTTGTGTAAAGCAGGAGGTCAAAATTATCAAGAGTAGCCTCTTCTGGTACATCTGTTGATACAGATAAAGTGCTTCCTGCGGATGTGTATGCTTTACTTGGCATTTATTTTCCCTAGTCCTTCGGCTTTGTAGGCCAGACAACATTTAAGGGGTCTGATGTGTCCTCTAGCAAATGTCTTAGTTCTTTTCGATAAACTGCCCATGCCTCTTTGTCAACTTCGGTATCTGGAAGCTGAGTCCAGTCTGATTGAGAAAGCAAAGACTTTATTTCTGACCTAAGAGTCTCTTCAGCTATTTTTAAATCGACTTCCCAAGATTCTGTTTCGATGTTAAAAGTATGGTTCTCGTCTGGAGGTTCTGGCATTTGAAAAACAGCGCCGTTTTTCATGTAAGCCCTATTCATGGGGACATCAGAGACTACGCTAGTAAGATCAGGTCTTTGCTGGTCAACAATGCTGGCTTGGCAAACCCCTTCTTGTTGGCACTTGCCATCCGAATCAAAGCTCAAGTATCGAACCATCTTTTTACCTCATTACCGCTTGAGCGCTTGCAAAAACATTGGATGCAAAAGAGCTGCCTGAAACTGAAATACTATGGTTACCTGAAATCAAGTTGACCCCAAAACTTCTGCATATACTTGTAAATCCGTTTGACGAATAAGGTGCCCCGCATCGGCCTCTGAATACTCCATCAACGAATAAGTTGACTTCTCTGTTTGAAGCGGCGCCTGTTGCACCTTGAGCAATGTCTCCACCGAAAACAACTTCAAAGAGTGCATCTTCAGGAACAAACAAAGAGCCGCTGGCTGATGACCCACCGCTAGAAACGTAAAGTGGGACTGTGACAGAGTTTTCTGCTATCTTTAGAGTCTTAACTGCCGCATTGCCTATCTTCGCAGTTTCTATAGCGGCATCTTGTATCTTGACAGTAGAGATCGATCCATCTTTTATTTTAGCTGATTCTACTGCTAAGTCTTCTATCTTTGCCGTAGAGATCGATGCGTCAGCAATCTTAGCGTTGTCAATAGAACCATCTGCTATAACCGCATCATCTATGAACACTTGGTTATTCTGGACGATGAATGGTGCAACATCATCTGATCCGATAGTCCCACCTTGGGGCAAAATTGCAAAACGGTCTGCGTTAACGTAGAACTCCGAGAATGATGCTCCAGTATCGTCCGTAGCCTCATTCGCGAGACCGAAGCCAGCTACTGCGCCGTTGTTATCAATCTTGACCGTGAACTGATCCTCAAGCTCTGTAATCTCAAGGCCAAAGTCATCAAGTCTCGTATTAAGGTCTTGGGTAAGCTGCGACTCAGAGATGTCGTTGCTGATGAATTGGATCAGGTCAGCGTTAGTTACGTTAGGGTCAGATGGGGTAAATGTGCTTACATCACTAAACTCACTAAAGTAGCCGTGCACTGATTTAGTGCGAACCTTGAAAGAAAAGGTTTCTCCGTAAGTGTTAACTGGTACCCTTACAGTCCCAGCCTCAGCGTCAAAGGTCTGTTTTAAGGGAGAGTTTGTCGCACTTTCGTACTCAAGCTCAACTATTGATGGGGTCGCACCGCCAGAACCGAGCTGATAGGAAACAACTACATAGCTTTGTACAGTGCCGATTGGTGGGAGTTGTTCGTCAAGCTGAGTCAGGGCAGTGATAGTTGGTGTTGCAGGAGCGAGAGCTTGTTCGTCTTCGATTGCTATTTGTACTGCAGAAGACCAATCGCTGAAACGCTCTCCTTTAACTCCACGAGCCTGAAACTCGTAGGTAGTTCCTACATTCAGCCCTTCTACTTTAAATACTGAGCTAGATTGAAGCTCTGTCAGCTCATAAGGCTGAGTCCCTACCTCTCTATAGCGCAACTGATTTTCTTGGTTAGACCCGAATCGGCCAGAGTTGCTGACGCTAACAAAAACTGTTGCTGTCGGTGAGCCTTCTCCATCTCTAGTGAAACTGCTGATTGTGGTTGCAGTTCCTCGGATAGAGGGGTCGTTTACTTCTGGTTGTTCTGGAGGAACGCGGTCTGCGTCAACAGGTTCAGTAATCGCTGGATCATAAGCCGGGATAGCACCGTCAATGGCCTGTAAGGCACCCGGAGCAGCAGGGACAGTTGTGATCTGTGCCTGAAAATCTCCCTGTGGCTGAATCTCAGTCACTTTAACATCGATGCTTTCTTTGCCTAACTCTCCAAAAATAATTAAGTCATCAGGCCCAACAGCAGAAACCGCACTATCGAGCACAAGCGATTTTGTTCCGGGCGCATCATTAAGAACGCCAACAGTGCTAAGCTGACCGTTAGACTTCTGTATTTTTATGCCGTAAGACTTGCCTGCCTCCATTGGCAGAACTTCATCGACAGTAATTTCAACATCAGACTCAACTGATTTAATACGAGCAGCAGCTAATCCGACTAAAATAACATCGTGCTGTATAGTAAGAAGGTCGCCGCGCTGGTAGCGAAGGTGCTGGATGTCCTGTTTAAAATTAAATCTTTCTGGGCGCAGCCTTTGTTGAGCAAGGTGATAACGTCCATATCTGTGAGCTTGGTCAGGATCAGTTACACCTTTAGCCTGTATTGTCTCAAACTTAGTTGCATTGCTTTCGTCAAAGCCATCGTCGAAGACCAGACGTTCAGCATTCTCAAATGTCTGATCGCTGACAAATCTAACTCGAAGCGCCTCTGGAATCTCTACAGCATTTGTCTCAAAGCTGAAATCAAAGCTGTTGCGTGGACTGATTACCATGCGAGGTACAGACTGCACTACATCTCGTATAACTGATACTTTCGAGTCTGGGTTAAACGCCCAAGACGCGAGTCCAGCACCAGCAACTTGGGCTGCGCTCTCTAACGTAGTGCTTTTGCTGTCAAAGATTGCGTTGTAAGCAAAGCCTTCTGTATCGCAGAAGTTTGCCCAATCTAGCAAAGCATCGGCATCAAGAGTTTCTCTTTCAATCGGCCTGCGGTTAGCTGTGCCTTTCCAAATGTCAGAGAATATCCACGCTGGATTGTTTGTTGCTTGCTCAGTCCAGCTAGTGCCGTTATACACTTCAAGGATTGAGGTAGCCTTCACAGATAAGTCTTCTATCCGACCATTCAGCTGATCACTTGCGCGGATACGCAACGCCATGACCACTGTGTTGTCAACATCAAAGCCTCTTACACTCCTAATGGTGCGAAGAGCGCTCCAAGTCAATTCGTTCTGTACAGCGCTTGTGTTAGCGTGTGTTGTTTCTAATCTAGTGACTCGGACTTCATACTGCCCTTTCGCTACTTTCCAACGGTAGCCTCTACGGATAGTCTGTTTCTGACTAGAAAATACAGTGAAGTTAGCATTCTCTACGATGAAGTTAGTCGCGCCTACTTCTCGATACTCAATCTTAAAGTCAACTGATGCAGAGGTTGTTTTAGCATCCTTGTTTACAGAGTACAAAGCTCCAACAAAATCAATACTAATCTCATCAGCATCTACTTCCGTAGTTCGCGTAGCAGAGACATTATCTGTTTTAGTGACGCTGCCGTTATCTCCAATACCTTCAAAGTCATCG